ATCCGGCGGGCGGCGCTTTCTTCGTCAACACGACATCAACCTACAGCCGATCGGGCGATCGCCGCTCATACATCCGCGAGGGCTATCAGGCCAACGTGATCGTCTACCGGGCGATCCGGGAAGTGGTTGAGGCCGCAAAGACGATCGAGATCGAACTGCACCAAGGCGACACGATCCTCGAGCAGCACCCGGCGCTTGATCTTCTCGATCAGCCCAACCCGATGCAGGCCTATAGGCAGTGGCTAACAGAGATGATCGTCAACCGGATGCTATTCGGTGAGGCATTCGCAGTCGGCACTCCGGAGGGCCAGTTTGCAGAAATCTGGCCGCTCAATCCGGTGGATATGGCGGTGCAGCCCGGCAAGCACGGCATCCCGGCGGCTTATGTCCATGCGCGGGGTAAGAGCGAGGTACGGTTCACAGTCGATCCGATCACCGGCCAGTCCGAGGTGTTCTTCCTGAAGACGTACAACCCAGATGACTATTGGCGCGGGCAGTCGCCGCTCATGGCCGCTGCGCTGGCTGCTGATACGCACAATGCTGGCTCAGTCTGGAACTATTCTCTGCTGAAGAACAGCGCCAGGCCGAGTGGCTTAGTCCGGTTCAAGGGCGGGTATCCCGGCGGCGAGACGATCCAGCGGATGCGCGAGTATTTTAAGACAGCGATGGCTGGGGAGCGTAACGCTGGCGAAATCCCGATGCTGGCAGATGACGCTGAATTCGTGGCCTTGTCCAAGTCGCCTGTCGATATGGACTTCCTCAACACAATGAAGGAAACGGCCAAATATGTTTCCTCAGCTTTCGGCGTGCCTCTCCCGCTGATCGACAACGACGCCAGCACGTTCAATAACCTTGAGCAAGCCAAAGAGCGGCTTTACACCGACACTGTTATTCCTCTGATGGAAGAATTCATGGGCGCTTTGTCCATGTGGCTCTTGCCGAGATATGGCGAGGGCTTGGAATTCTGCCTCAATCTTGACAGCATTCCGGCGCTTGAAGGCATCCGACAAAAGATGTTCGAGCGGGCCGTCATGGCCTACGAAAAGGGCGTTCTGACGCGCGAGGAAAGCCGCTTGATGATGGGCTATCCAGAGCAGGGCGAGGGCGAATACAGGCCGCTTCCCGGCGCTCCGATCGAGCAGAAGGCCGAGGGCTATACTCCAACCGCAGGCATGAAAGAGGAAGCCCGAAAAGGGCTAGAATGGCGCAGAGAGCATGGCCGGGGCGGAACTGAAGTCGGCGTTGCCCGAGCCAGAGATATCATCAATGGCAAGAATCTCTCGGCAGATACCGTCAAGCGGATGCATAGCTATTTCTCCCGGCATGAAGTGGACAAGGAAGGCGAGGGCTTCTCTCCCGGCGAGGATGGATATCCAAGCGCAGGGCGCATCGCCTGGGCGCTCTGGGGCGGCGATGCAGGCCAAGCATGGGCGCGTGATAAGGTCCGCGCGATGGACGGAGATAAGGCCGACTTTCTCCGCCTGATCGCTTATGGCTGATCTCGACGCTATGGCAGACAAAGCCCGCCCGAAGATCGAGCGGGCTTTGGCAAGTCTGATGCGGGATATCATCGCTCGATATGAGGCTGACAACATTGCAGCACTTCCCGGCGATGCGCGGGATCGTGTCGAGGATATGCTGAGAGACATCTACCGCACCGCAGCACAGATGGGCGGCGAGCCAATGATCGAGGGCATGAAGGACTGCTTCCCTCACCTCGAACGAAAGCAGGACATGGATGAACTCTTTGATGAGATCATCGAGGCGTTCTTGGAGCAATTCGGCGCTCAGAAGGTGGTGCAGATCGCCGAGACGACGCGCAAGCAGATCATGCGCCTGATCCAAGAAGGCCAGCGCGAAGGTTTAGGCGTGCAGGCCATCGCCAAGGAATTGCGAGAGGCCATTCCCAGCTTGAGCCGATATCGATCAGCAGTCATCGCCAGAACCGAGACGCACGCATCCAGCCAATATGCACAGCTTCGCGTGGCGCAGACATCGACGCGGCCACTCAATAAGCGATGGTCCAGCGTTGAGGATGCGCGAACGCGAGACTTCGGCGAAGGCGATGGCGAGGATGATGAATTCAATCATCGAGCTATGCATGGGCAAGTCGTAGCGATGGAGCAGCCGTTTCTTGTCGATACTATCTTCGGCACACGCGAGCCATTGATGTATCCCGGCGATCCGAATGGCAGCGCGGGCAATGTCATAAATTGTCGATGCAGCATGACGTTCCGTCGCGCTGATCGTGATTGAAGCAAATGGCAACAATATAAAATTTCAGCCAAATGTTGACAAGCGAGGTTGGCTTGTCTTATCTGGTCGCATAGTCACTTGGGCTATGGAACGCAGATGAGGAAGATATGGAATATAAGATTATTGACTGGATTACTCCGTCTCGTGGTGGGCATTCGTCGGGGCCAAATGCCTCCGGTGTGCGCATCGCGAATGCGATACACTCCACTAAAAAGGGAAAAGAACAGCGCCAGACGACCATTCGTCTTGGAACTGATGTGATGAAGGCTTGCAACTTCCTGTTGGGTGATAAAGTGGTATTTGCTCGCGCTCAGACTGATAAGGGACCGGCAATCGCAATCAAACGTGTAAATGATGGTGGAGGCTATGCCCTTTCAAATCCGCGCATCAAGGAATATCGCGGTACAAACAAATCATGGGGCGTTGCCAAGATGGCGTGTGTTGATCTTCCCGAGGGCCAAGCACCTCTCAGCAAATGTCGCATCTACAATGATATGCTTTTCGTGCCTGTGGGTGAACTTCAATGAGTGGCCGTAAATATATCCGCATCGCACTGACGCCCGAGGATGAGAAGGCGTTTTTAGATGCCAAAGCGAAGGCCGAGGATGCCGCCAAGATCGTCATGAGCGATTCATCTTATGCCCTATCTCTGATCAGGTGGGCCTTGTCAAAATAGGACAAGATATAAATTTCACAAAACCAGAACCGCCCTTCGGGGCGGTTTTTCTATGCCCGCCTGCCCTACTTTGCAGCTTTGCAATTTGCTGATATACTCCCGGCAACTTTGCAAAGTGAGGCGACATGCCAGAACCGGGGGCAGGTGAAGACAGGGCCGAATGGCTGGATCGCTGCATGGGCGATCCCGAGGCCGTGGCCGACTTCCCCGATCCCGATCAGCGCTTCGCTGTTTGCGTCTCCAAGTGGGAAGAAAGATCGGAGCAGCCCGTGGAACAAAAGAGCCTGAGCATCGAGATCAAGTCGGTGGATGAGGACGGTACGATCGAGGGATATGGCGCTGTCTTCGGCAATGAAGACAGCTACGGCGATATCATCGAGCCTGGCGCTTTCCGCGAGAGCCTTGCGATGCGCCGCCCGAAGATGCTTTGGCAGCACAACATGAACGAGGTCATCGGCGCGTGGGATGAATACCGCGAGGATGCCAAGGGTCTCTGGATGAAGGGCAAGCTGGCGCTGGGCGTTCGCCGAGGATCAGAGGCTCGGGAACTTATCAAGATGGGCGCGATCGACGGCCTGTCGATTGGTTACATTACACGCGACTATGCGATGGACGGCACCATTCGCCGCCTCAAGCGCGTGGATCTTTACGAAACATCGATCGTCACTGAGCCTGCGAATAGCATGGCGCTTGTGGCGGGCGTGAAATCTGCCGATGTGCGAGGCATCGAGGCCGCTTTCCGGCAAATGGGATTTAGCCGATCGGAGGCCAAAGCAATGGCCTCGGCGGCTTGGAAACGGCGCGGCGATGTCCTGCGAGATGCAGGCGTTACCGTTCCCGAGGCCGATCAGCGTGAGGTTGACGAACTCAAAGCCCTACTCACTGAAACCCTGAAAAGCATAGGAGGCTCTTGTGGCTGACATTCAGGAAATCAAAGGGCTGGTCGAGAAGATCAACCCGACGCTCGTTGAACTCCGCTCGGAGATCGACGCGCTCAAGGCCGACGCCCCGAAGGACGTTGTTACCGAAGAAAAGCACCAGAAGATGGCCGATGATATCACTGCCAAGATGGCAGAGATGCAGGCCAAGCAGGCCAAGCTGGAGGCAGCGATCAGCCGTCCCGGCGGCGAAGGCAAGGCAGACAACGCCGAAATGGAAGCGAAGCACCGCGACGCATTCCGCGAATACATGGCGTATGGCACGCTCCCGGCGGGCTTCAAGGCTGGCTCTGAGGGCATCGAAGTCAAGGCTCTGTCCACGGATGTAAACCCGGACGGCGGCTATCTCGTGCGCCCGGAACTGTCGCAGACCATCGTCACCCGCATCTTTGAAACCTCGCCGCTTCGTGGCGTTGCAAACATCGAGCGGACTGGCGCAAAGTCGATCGACATCCTTATCGATGATGATGAGGCTGGCGCTCGCTGGGTCGGTGAAGGCGCATCCGGCGGCCAGACTGACACGCCTCAACTCGGCCAGAAGGTCATCGCAGCGCACAAGATCGAAGCCGATCCGCGCATGACGACCGAGATGATCGAGGACGCCTATCTTGATGTCGAGGGATGGCTTGCCGGTAAGGTCGCGGACAAATTCGCCCGCACCCAGAACACGGCATTCGTCAACGGCACTGGCGTAGGCCAGCCGCGCGGCTTCCTGACTTATCCGGCTCAGGCAGTCTCCGGCACCTATGAGCGTGGCAAGATCAATCAAGTGGCGATGGGCAATGCAACGCTGCTCGATGCTGATGGTCTGATCGAGGTTCAGAACGCGCTGAAAGAGGCTTATCAGCCTGGCGCAGTCTGGGGCATGAAGCGCACCACCTTCGGCGCAGCACTGCAACTGAAGGGTAGCGATAACTACTTCTTCTCGCCCGTTCTGCTCCGCGATGGTCAAGCGTCCATGCAGCTTCTCGGTAAGCCGGTCATCTTCATGGATGACATGCCCGCTGTCGCTGCTGCCGCTCTGGCCGTGGTCTATGCGGACTTCTCGCAGGCATACACGATCGTCGATCGCGTCGGCTTGCAGGTACTCCGTGACCCGTACTCCAACAAGGGCTTCGTGACTTACTACACGACGCAGCGCGTTGGCGGTGATGTCACCAGCTTCGATGCAATCGCCATCGGCAAAGTCAGCACCTAAGCCTGAGCAAGGAGACTAGATCATGGCTAAATTCGATATGCGCAACAACGCTGAATATGGCGTCGCGCTTTCCGCCACTCTGGCGGGCACCACCAAAGCCGAAGGCGACTGGATCGATATGCAGGGCTGGGGGGCGCTGACGTTCAGCGTTTCGACTGGCACTGTCACCGATGCTGGCACCGCCTCTGGTTTCTCGTTCCAGGTTGAGGAAAGCGACACGACCGCAGACGCTGACGCGACTGCCGTTGCCGACGCTGACCTGATCGGCGTGGAAAGCGATCTGACTGTCACTGCGGACACTGATGACAATGTGTTCGTCGGCACGATCGGCTATCGCGGCGAGAAGCGGTATGTTCGCATGACTGCTGTCGGCACCACCGGCACCAATGCTGTTGTTACCGTCCATGCCCGTAAGGACAAGGGCGCGAACATGGGCTCGGCGACGATCGACGCTGGCACCGCAGCTACCTGACCTTTGATAGTAGAGGCGGCTTCGGTCGCCTCTATCTCCAAGGCCGGGAGATATCATGACACAACTCAACTGGGATACGATCCCGGACGCGACCGAGGATAACAAGCGGGCGGCGGACATGCTGATCCGGCTTGATGATGGTCGCGAGCGGCGCACCGGCTATGACGGCGGCTGGATGTATCTGCACGACGCAACCCACACTGTTGATAACAAGCAGACTGTCTTGGCGGATACCGAGACGCATTACACGGTTGATGGGCTCGCCACAGACAGCACAACTGACTTTCGTCGCGGTATTCCTCTGGATGTATGGAGCGGCAGCACGCTGCGCCCACAGGCGACGGGCGAGGTGTTTCAGATCGCGTTACAGTTTCGTCTCAGCAAGGCGACAAGCACAGCCACTTATCTCCGCATCGAAGTCGGGATCGGCTCCGATTACACCACCATCATCGCAGAGGATCGGCGACCGCTCATCAAGGGCAGCGGGAATGATGACTTCCTGTTCTTCAGCGGGCCTCTGTTCGTCACTCCGGCATTCGGCCTTTACGGCGCAAGGTTCTTCCTGAACACGTCAGAGAATGTTAGCGTCTGGGATAAGGCGATATTTATCCAAAGGACGCACAGCCCATGACCGAAGTCGAAATGCTGAGATCGTTTCAGATCGCTCCGGACGGCATCCGGGTAGAGACTTGGGCGAAAGGTTCTCGGCGGATAGTGGATGATGCGACACTCGCTATCCTGATCGGTGAAGGCGTATGTGCTCTGGTTGAGCATAAGGCGATTAAGCCAACCGAAAACAAGGCGATCCGCGCAACCGAAAACAAGAGGCTCAAGAAATGACAGAAGATCAGATCACTGCTATTGCAGAGGCTGCGATGGATGCAGCCAAGCCTCGCTGGCGTCAGATCGCGCCACCAAAGAACCGTGATGCGCTCCTGACATCAGTCAAGGACGCGATCCGCAATGTGATCGGCGATGACGCAGGGGGCGAGGATGAGATACAACCGTAAGTCGGTTTATGTCACCGCATCCAATGACAGCCCGGCCATCAGCATCGCAGATATCAAAACATTCTTGCGAGTTGACACGAGCGAAGATGATCCAGTTGTAAATGCGTATATTGCGACTGCGACTGAGGCGATCAAGCAGTATTGTCGATTGGCGATCCTGACAGAGACGTTCGTATTCAAGGCCGATGGCTTTGCCTATGCCGGAGCCGATGATCGGCTGATGTCTCTGGGGCCAGGCATCCACACGGCCAGCGTGCCTTATATTCTCGGCGGCGGTGAAACGCTCGATCTTCCGTTCCCGCCTCTGCAATCCGTGACCAGCATCGTCACCTATGATCGGACCAATAATGCGAGCACATTCAGCGCGTCCGCCTATCAAGTCGATCTTCAGTCGGGCCGGATATATCTGAATGAAGGCGAGACGTGGCCTACCGATCTTCGCGCACAGGACGCCGTGGCGGTTACCTATGTGGCGGGCTATGGCTCGGGCAGCATACCAGCACCGATCCTCGAAGCGATCCGGCGCTACGTTGAACAGCTATATGATGGATGCGAGGGGATGACGGACGAAATCCGGCGGCTCTTGGCACCATATCGCAGGGCGGATGAACTCGCGTGGTGAAATGTTCTTCGAAATACTCGGCGCGTGATCTTCGCTATACGATCACCATCCAGCGTAAGACGCGGGCCAGCGATGGCATGGGCGGGTTCACGGAGATGTGGAGTGCTGGCGACGATGTAAGGGCCATGTGGAAGCCTCTGAGCGGCTCTGAGGCATACCGGGCGATGCGGATCAGCCCGGAAGCTCGCGTCGTGTCTGTCATCAGGTTCAGAGGCGATGCAAACGGCGCTCCGTATTATATCACTGGCGATCGTGTTCAATTCCGAGGCCGCACCTACAACATCGAGGCCGTGATCGACGTGGACGGGGCTCAAGACTGGCTGGAACTGGCTCTGGTTGAGGGCAGGCCGTCATGACCAGCATCAGAGTTGAACTGGACGGTTTTAATGCCTTGTTGGAGCAACTTCAGGACTTAGGAAAAGTCGGCGAGGAAGTGATTGAGGACACTATCACTGATCTGGTGATGGATACTCATGCAAATGCGGTTGACGGCATTCAGCGAGGGCCGAAGACTGGGCGCATTTATCGGCGCGGGACAGTGACGCATCAAGCATCCGCTCCGGGGCAATATCCTGCATCTGATACCGGACGCCTTGCATCAAATGTCCGGTTTGAACTGCCGTCAGGCGGATCAATGACTGGCCGCGTCGGCACCAATATCCAATACGGTGCATATCTTGAATTCGGCACATCTAGAATGGAGGCTCGGCCTTGGCTCTTGCCCAGCTTCGAGAAAGCGAAGGCAAACGTTGAGAAGGAACTGAAGGCGAAGCTGGAGGGCCGGATATGAGTTTCGAGAAGGCTGCTCAAGAGATCGTATTCGACGCGCTTAACGGGAATATCTCGTGTTCTGTCTATGACGATCCGCCCTCTCTGCCCGAGGGCCAGCCTCGGAGCGGATTCCCGTATGTAGTCATCGGCGACGATACTGCCGTGGCGTGGGATACCGATGACACGATTGGCAAGGAACTGACACAGACTATTCATATTTGGAGCCGGACGGCTGGCTTCAAGGAGACCAAGACCATCATGGGCGAGGTCTACGATCTACTGCATCGCGCCACCATTTCCAAGGCGGGCTATAATGTGGTAGATTGTCTTTGCGAATTCACCGAGACGATGAAGGATCCAGACGGTGAGACGCGACACGGGGTCATGAGGTTTCGCCTCACAATGCAGGAGACTTGAACATGGCGGGCCATAATGGACGCGAACTAACGATTGACTGGGACAGCGTGACGCTCGTGGGCGTTCGCACTCGGACTTACTCGATCACGAACGACTATGTTGACGTGACGACCGACGATGACAGTGGCTGGCGCACCTTGCTTGCCGATCCCGGCGTTCGCTCGGTTGAAGTGACGGCTGGCGGCATCTGCTCTGATCAGGTTCTGATCGCGGAGATCATGAAGGCGAATATCTCTGGCGAACCGCTGGACGTGAACCTTCCGACTGCCAGCGGCGCGAAGTTGAATGGCACGTTCGTCGTGTCTTCGTTCGAGGGCTCTGGCGAGCATGACGGAGCCTATGAATTCTCGGCTACGTTCATGTCGTCCGGCGCAGTCACTTACACGGCAGGCACCCCGTAATGCGCGAAATCATCGTTGATCTTGGCGGCGAGGAACTCACACTCGCCGCCACGTTCAAGGCATCTGTTGAAATTTCTGATCGGGTCGGCGATCCGCTTGCAATTGCGCGTGAGGCCGCAATTGAGGGCATGATGGCGCAGAACGGTATGCCTTACGATCCGCGCTGGAAATTCACCGTCAAGAACGTTCCCGAGATCATCTGGATCGGAGCCAAGGCTGCTGGAGACAAGCGGAAGCTGGAGGATGTGCAGGAACTTGTTTTCTCGGCTGGCTTCCTTGCGGCAAAGGAGATCGCAACGCGGTATCTTGCTGCGATCGTCAGCCCGACATCGGAGGAAATGGACGACGCCAAGGGGGCGAGCGAGCCGGGGGAGTAAATTGGGCTTCCTTTGTATCCTCGGCATACAAGGCGGCTCGTGAATGGGGAATACAGCCGGGGGAGTTTTGGGCCATGTGCCCTCAGGAGTGGTGGCTGGAGTTTGACAGCAAGATGGCGGCGCAGAAGCGTCTGACTAAGCAGGCAGGCGGCTTTACCGCTGCTGAATGGAGCGAAGCGCGGCGGAAACATCGGGACCGGATCAATGACTGAACTAGCCGCACTTAATGTACGCATCACCGGCGACAGCGGAGACTTACAGGCCGATCTGAATGCAGCGCGAAAGTCACTCAATACTTTCGAGGCCCAAGCGCAGAAGGGAGCGAGAAGCACAACGGCTCTAACCGGCAGCTTCGGACGGCTCTCGAACATGTCTGGCCAGACGAAAGCGCAACTTCAGAACGTTGGCTTTCAGCTTCAGGATATCGCGGTTCAGTTGCAGGGCGGAACGCGGGCGAGCGTTGTCTTCGCGCAGCAGGGTTCTCAGCTTCTTTCGATCTTCGGGCCGATGGGCGCTCTATTCGGCACCTTGGCGGCTGTCGGCATTCCGGCTCTAGCCTTTGCGTTCTCGAAAATGGGCGATGAAACGGAAGACTTAGCCGACAGCTTGGATGCTATTGAAGATCATGTTGATGCGGTTTCTCGTGCGTTCAAGGTTTTGCAAATGGACGCTGAGGAGCTTCAGGAAGCCTTCGGTGGCTTAGGTATGGCCGCTCGACAGGCATCATTGGCAATTATTGAGAATGAGATTGAACTTGCCCGCAGGGACTTGGCTAATCTGTCTGCTCAGCTTGGTGATACCGCCAATGAATATGCCATATTGGGCAAAAAGAGTGCACAACGAAATCTAGAAATAAGGAGAGAACTTGGCCTCACGGTTGATGAGCATGTTCAATTGACTAAGGCCATTAAAACGCTACAAGAAGCCCAAGGAATGAGAGCACAGGTTGAGGGCGCGCAGGACTTGCGGGCGCTCATGGAGCAGTTAGGGATTAATACTAGCGCCTTGTCCGATGAATTTCTCATCGCTGAAAGCAATCTTAATCAGGCGCAATTGACGGCGGTAGAATTTGAGCAAAAGTTAAAAGATGCTGAGGTCGCCGCAAAAAACATGAATGCCGAGTTGGCAAATATGCCAATGACATTTGGCGATCCTCGCGCACTTGCCGGGCTGACTAAAGCCCAATTGCTCCCAGATGAACCACGTGGAGATACAGATGGCCGTAAAGGCCGCAATCCTCTCAAAGCCCAGCTAGAGGCCGTCAGAAACGCGCTCATGACGCAGGAGGAGGCACAGATAGCATCCTTCGAGCGACAGCAAGAGACGCTTCGTTCCGCTCTTGAGCAGCAGTTGCTGACGCGGCAGGAATACAACGCACTTATGGAAGACGCGCAGAAGCAGCACGCGGACAAGCTGGCGCAGATTGATGCCTATCGGTACGGCGACACGCTGGATAAGACTGGGGCCTTCCTCGGTGACATGGCGGAGATTATGGCGAACGGGAACGAGAAAATGCTACGCATCAGTAAGGCGTTCGGCGCGGCGCAAGCGCTAATTAGCACCTATCAGGGCGCGGCGAAGGAGCTGGAAAAGGGCATCTTTGGCTTTGCTACCGCCGCCGCGCTTATCGCAAAGGGCCTGGGCTTCGTAAGCGCAATCCAGGGCGTGAACAAGGGCGGCACCACGAGCGGAGGCGGGGCCGGTGGAGTCGCCGCGCCTGGCGTTGCTGGCGCAACAGCCCAAGCAGCACCAACAGTCTCCCGCAATGTCGCAATCAGCCTGACGGGCGGCGATATGTTCTCCCGCGATCAGGTTCGAAGCCTGATTAACAGCATAAACGAGGCCGTCGAGGATGGCGCGATTGTGAGGCTCGTATGACAGTCGTATTCGAGAGCGGCTATTCTCTTCCAAGCGGCGATGAGCCTCTGACACATGCTCGCATCGCCCACAGCCTCAACTGGCTTTCAGGCGGCACAGCTACGGCGTCGAGCACGGCCAGTGGCTTTGATGCGGATGCGCCTCTGAATACGCTGACTTATGAGACGTGGAAGCCGTCTAGTTTGGCAGCGACATGGGCCTATGATCACGGCAGCGCGGTAGAATGCGACTATGCTTGCATCGCGGCGCATACGTTGAATACCGAAGGCTGCACGATCAAGGTTCAGTATTCGACTGACAATGTATCATGGTCTGATCTGACAGCGGCAACTGCCGTTGCAGACGACAGCCCTATCTTCGCAATCTTTGAGCCAGTCACGGCGAGATATTGGCGCATCAATATCACAGCAGGCACGGACGAGCCTCAGATCGGCGTCATCAAATTCGGCGCTGCCTTGCAGATGGAGCGGCCTATCTATGGCGGCCACAGCCCGATCACGCTGGCGCGGCAGACAATCCTCCGGAGCAATTATTCGGAGACGGGAGAGTATCTTGGGCGGACTAAGCAGCGGACTTATCTGAGCACCAGCTTTGCTTGGAGCAATCTCACGGCGGCTTGGGTTCGATCGAACTGGCCGACGCTACAGAAGGCGATCGAGGCTGAGCCGTTCTGGATCGCTTGGAGGCCGAGCAGCTTCGGGGAAGTCGGATTCTGCCAAGTGGACGAGGTTCCGATCCCGCAGAACAGCGGCACGCGCGATCTGATGAACGTCAGTATGTCAGTGAGGGCGCGAGGCTATGACTGAGACAACGCCGGGACGTGAAACCGTCCAGATTGTCGAAATCCGTCAGCCGCTTTGCGAGAATGACTATGGTGTCTCGCCTTGCACCGCCAGCGGAACCGCCGATCAGAAATGCTACAATACCCGGGCAACTTGCCAGGACACGGCGAACTTTGCTCTCGGCACGCCTCTAAGCCTATACTTTGGAAAGGGGCGTATCGCGGAGCAGGGGCTTGCCGACTATATCATTCCCTCGCTTGTCAGCGTCTCAACCAGCCCGACGCGGATCAATCTTGCGGGGGCTAACCCGGATGCTCAGGGCCTCGGCAACCGGGCTCTCTGCACTCTGGTATTTCAGGATCACGCGCACACAGATCGCATCGTTGATCCTTATGTCAGCGGCAGGAGTTGGGATCCACTCAGCGCCGATCGAGGCAGCTTCTGGACGCGATGGCTGGTGCGCAACAAGTATCGGCAGAACATCGTCATCGTCGTCTATGAGGGCTATGAGGGGCAGGCTCTGGCGGCGATGACATCGCGGCAATACTTCTTGCAGGAAGTCAGCGGGCCGGATAGCAGCGGGCGCGTGACGATCCGGGGCAAGGATATTCTTGCGCGGCTTGAGGAACGCAAGGCGCAGGCTCCGGTGGCATCGCCTGGCGAACTATATGCTGACATTAACTCAAGCGTAAACAGCTTCGAGGTCGCGGGCGCAGTCGAAGCTGACTATGCATCCTCTGGCACGATCCGCATCGGCGACGAGATCATGACTTATACCAGCCGCGCGACGAGCACGAACGGCATCACGTTCTCGGGCGTTACGCGAGGGACTGACAACACGATAGCCGACGATCACTCGGCAGAGGACGCGGTGCAGCAGTGCCTGCGATACTCAGATGAGACGATCGACGACACGCTGAACGATCTCCTGACGACATACGGCGGGATCGACGCGGCCTATCTTGACACGTCAGGCTGGGCGACGGAGGTGGACACGTACCTGTCG